AAGTCTAGAATGAGTCAAGCGATATGTTCTCTTCCTGTCCCGATTCTTGGTATATCCTGTTCCTACTTTCTTACATGTTTTTCCTTTGTATGTCTTTTTAGTACATCCTGATTTGTAATAAGCCAATTGCTGAGAAATAGACTGTATAGATTTTTGTGGTTTCATGTTTGAAAACATTGAATGGACTGAATCTAAGTATTCAGTTCTTGAATGAAAATCAGGGATACGAATATGTTTACGAAACTCTGGAAATGGGAACGAACCCTTTAGAAGCATCCAGAATGTTTCATGGTGTTTGACATTTTGTTCTGCTGGATCAAAGTTGTATGCAATGCAGTATAGGAAATCTCGTCCAGGTATTTCAGTTGGTTGACTATCCAAAATAGATGCATATCGTTTCTGGATTTGTTCAAACAGGGGAGCAGGCACTGGTAATATACATTTGGGGTCTTCTACATGTTGCTTGATAAGTTTATTGTTGACCTTGTTATGAAAGTCATACAGCCACTTTTGTAGATCCCCTGATGGGGGGTCTTGTTTCCTGAATCGTATTGCTGACTTTCTACAATACTTGCATGGCAATATAAAGGGCATAATATCAAGTGTACTCTTTGCATCTTGTGCACCCCCTTCAGCTATCAAATGTAATAATTGCCAACCAGAGGGTCCCCAAAATGAGACATCCATTATTCTTTTGTGTGAAAAGAGTTAAATGGCTGGTGTTGAGAATCAAGTACTTATCTTTGCTTTGGCGATTCATTTGGGTCTGATATTGAGCAGCTTCTTTAACGCGATAACTCGTGACTTAGTACTGCCCTTGCTGTCTCCTCTGGCATCCGTCGAAGATGGAGTTTCTAAATTAGTTGTACAGATTGGAACCATAAAGTTTAATATTGGAGATGCCATTGTCCAGACTTTGAACCTTCTTATCGCTTGTGCTGTTGTCTACGTGACAGTTCCATACGTCAAGGAATATGTTCCTATTGCAGGTCGTCGTTAAAAAAACTTTCTTTATTAATAAATGCAAACTGTGCATAGTCCTGATTTTTTTGAGATAGGCAAGTCGTATACGGTTGCTCTCCCCCATCCGAGAGGGGAGAAAGGCACAGTGGTTCAGGGTGTAATTAAAGAGAAGAGGGGACGACAATTACAATTAAAGACCGCCCATGGTTTCAAACAATTTGAGGTTGATTATAAAGACGATGAAAAGTTGGAAAATCTTCAAGCACAAGAAGAAACGGCTTTTGGATATGGAGGAGGAGTTCACGAAAAATTTGCTGGTAGACGTAGACGTAGAAAAACTCGTAAAACTAGACGTAGACACACTCGTCGTCGTTAAAAATCTTTCTGATAGAGTAAATGGCTCGTCACAAGAAAACTAGAAAGACTAGACGTCGTATGCATGGTGGTGAATGGTATAATCCTTTCAGCTGGGGCAAGCCTGCACAGGTAGCAACAACTGGTGTTTCTGAAACTGTGACTGATACCACCGATGCAGCTGCACCTTTGGTTCCTTCTGCTCCTGCTCAAGCTGCTGCACTAGGAACATCTCCCGGTGGAACAGTATCAACTGGTGGACCTATTCTTGGATCAACGGCTGCCATGGGCGGTCGTCGACGACGCACTCGCAGACGCAAATCTCGTCGCAGACATTAATCCGTTACCCACGCTAGTCCGTTAACCTAAAATTTGTCCACCCCCCAGCAGGATACTTACCATATTTCTCTGTGACTCGCTTGACTAGGTCAGACACAGATAACATATTCTCATTCTGGATCTTCCACTGCTTGAACACAGACTGAAGCTGAGCCTTGAGCACAGGTTGAACTTCATCACCGGCTTTGAATTCTACTGTCTTTTCTGACATAAACTTTGCAATGCCATCCGTATCATTGCGATACTCTGACGTATATTCTAGAACCTTTCCAGGAGTTGGCAGCTTGTGGAATCCGTTGCCCTCTTTCAGTGTTGTAACAAGAAAGTTCAGAAACGGTGTTGCCCAGGCTGTTGATGTAACAGAGTGCTGAATTGTTTCATCAATGGGGTAATGGTGAGGTTCGCAAGGTTTATCTACAAACTTGGAAGTATAGTTTACGACAACCAGACGACGCCAAGTGCCACCATCCGTTGTATTGATTTCGGGTTTCTCATTACATGCTAGATGAAACTTAGCCTGAACCTCAAACTCGCAACCAGACTTGAATAGATCACGAGCATACATCTTCTCGCAAGATGAAATTTCTTTCATCAAGCCAGTATTCAGGGCAATCTTTTCATCTGGCTCTTGCATAGTTACGAAACGACGGCCTTTGAGTCGGATAACCTCTGGAGCAGCGGCGCCAGACTTACCGCGCTTCTGAGTGAAGAGTGATATGGGAACAACTGCTGCATAATCACCTAGGGATTTAGATACCAAATTCATCAACATGGATTTACCGTTAGAACCAGACCCAGTCAGGATATGAAACTTCTGAGCCTTGTTGCCGCCTATCAAACATGTTGCTAAATGTTGCATGAAATATAGACGAACTTCTGGGTCAGGAAGAACCTGGTTGATGAATTTTTGGATTGAATCCCATTCAGGATAGTCATGATATTCTCGTTCAGGGTCATAATCAATTTCAGTGCTGAATGAAATATAATCCTCAGGAATACCATTTCGGAATACAAACTTGCTATCGGTCATATCCAGAACGCCATTGTTAAATGCAATTAGTTCTTTGTTTGAATCAATCTTCTTTGCAAATTGCTCGTCGTAAAACAGCTCACGGCATTCTTTCATGACATTGTTCTTGAACGATGTAGTTTTGAGTTTCATGTACATTTTCATGAATAAGACCCGTTTAGCCTCATCTTTACAGTAGTCGCAAACACCACAATCTCCCTTGCCTTCTGTGGTACACTCTTTACCTTCCAGATCGCGAGCAATTACGTTAGAACGCTTAAAGAACTCCTGGGCAATCTCTTTAGAAAGCTTTAGTTGTAGGTCAATACCAGAATCAGTCTCTGCCCATATATGACCCCTCCATCTATACCAGACATTCTTTCCAAAATCGGCACACTTATAAGAATCTCGAAATTTACCAAATACAAGGCATGCAACATCGTGCTCAGCTCCAGAGCAGGCATTTACAATCAGGCGTTCTACATTTCTGGATTCAATCTCAATGTATCCATCTGGGTTATCTGTGCGAGACCAGTATCTCAAAGATGCAATTTGAAGGCGATCACCATCATTTCTGAATGTCATGGAGTTCCACTTCTGGATACAGTCTGCTTCATTGAACTTCTCTTCGTACTGGGCACTAAAGTCTAGGAATACATCAAGTAGGTCGGGATGGATATTATGTAGACATACACCAACCTCTAGCCACTCAGTGTAACCAGTTGCACGCTCAAGCTTGAGATTCATCACATGGTCTTTAATATTGTCCTTCTCATGTTGCTCCAGATTACGAACAATCCGTCCGGCAGGAGAAGATGCCCGTGAACCCGGTTTTTCACTCCGACAAGCTGGACGTCCTCTTGCAGGAGTGACGGCGCGGCCACCAGAAATTCTGACTTCTGGAATACCAGAATATGTTGTCTTACCTTTCTCAGTCATTGGTGTCTCATCTTCTTCCTGACGGCGAATAGAGAGCTTACGAATCAATGTAGAAGTCACTGCAGGGATAGCTGTGTTTACTGAAATGGAACCATTCTCGTAGTTCACGATATACTTGGTCTCATATGGGCGAGAGTTATCATCACCCTTGCGTGAGCCATATAGCATCCAATTGACGGAACGCTTGACAACTGCCTCATCGTATACCTTGTCCCATGACTCCGTTAGGGGGAGATTAGGGAAGAAGCTTCCGACTGTCTTCAACAGATTACGGCGAACAGATTGCTCAACCATAGAAGTTGTACAGACATCAGGAACTACCATATGGATTCCGGATTTCATGCGGTTGCCCTTCACGTCGAGTGTAGGCTTCCGCTTTTCCATGACATAGATTTCAACCTTGGGCGGAAGCTGTAGGTATTCGGCAACAGCGTCCATGTATGCTTTGCAGAAGTTCACAACTTGCTCACGACTATGTTGGTGGGTTGTGATATCGGGTTTGTATATGAAATCAAAGTCCACACGAAGTGATCCAATTTGAGTATTCTTCTCTACTAGGTGAACATGGTCACCGTCCAGGATGGACTCCGTATATAGGTCATAAAAGCGAGGAAGGTCCTCATCTTTGATAAAGAATTTCCCGCCTTTTAGTCCAGTATGCGTGAATACGCTATCAGACTTGTTGGCTGCAAGAAATTCACGTAGACCCATACGCTCTGTCATCGTGTAATTGAGGTCGAGACAATTAGTTGGAGGGATGTCCGTTTTTAACGCAGCTTAAAAACGGAAATCGTGTAAGTCAAACTGAAAATCTTAAAAATGATAACGACACTTCTTAAGACGCTAAGGGATGACCCCTCGCTTCTTCGTCGTAATCATTCAAGCATGGTGAGGTTTCTTCATCGTCAGGGCGATTTGTCTTTAGCAGATGGCTTTGGCAACGCACCAACTGCTCAGGAAGCCAGTTTTGCTATAGAAGCAGAAAAGCTTGGGTTTAAGTTTATTAAAAACACGGAGACCCCGGAAGATGGTTTGTTTTATAAATATCAACTCAATGGGTCTCAAAGTAAGATTGACTTTGTTTTATTTGAAGGAGCAAAGTCTGTACGGTTTGACCTAAAAAGTGGAAAGGGCGAAACATTCTATTGGAACGACGGCTGGTTTGAGGAAGGAGTTGTATATGTAATCACTTACAAGTCAAAAAAGGCTGAGAAGATATACGTTGGCTTAGGCCACGAGTCATACGAAGAGTGCGATAACCTAGCATGGAACGCTATTCGTGAAACCATCAAGAATATGAATAAGGAGCTAAAAAACACTAAGTTTCTTAAGATCTACAACCGTCTTGCGAATCAGTATTCGTGTAAGCAATTTACTTCAGAGTTTTCAGAAGAGCGATTCAACTCGCTTCTTCGGACTCTAGAATAGACTTTGTCAGCAACTCAATAATTTTTGCTGGAACCGCATTGCCAATCTGCTTGGTTACTGAGTTCGTATTACCAATGAATGGGTGATCTCTTGGGAACCCTTGAATTTGCGCGAGTTCCTTAGAAACCAGGCAGCGAATATATTTTTTAGTAGGAGTTTGAAGGCATACATAAAGACGTGGTTGAAACGTATAAGCACATATAATAGTCTTACATGGTTTATTCAAATCTAGAACTTCTGAGTGGTGTGCCGAAATACGCTTTCCAAATGAAATGAGATTAGGATGCTTGAGAATCAAGTACGAATGAGGTGTTCCAGTTGGAGTTAATTCTGGAATTTGAAATACACACTCTGGCGGTGGATTTAAGTTTGTCTCAATGGCTCCGTCAAGCGTTGGTTCAATATATTTGCGAATTCCTTGCTTTGATATAGCAAAGTCTGGCATTTCAAATGGAATACCTAACTTATTTCCAATCATGAATAGACGCTTTCTCGATTGAGATACCCCTGCTGTTGATACGTCATATACTTTACATGACAAGGAATATCCGATGTTCGCAAACTCTGCTTTGATAACATCAATCACCTTTGTATTGCCATCGTCTGTTTTACGAGTTAGAAGTCCAGCAACATTTTCGCCCATAACCCAATCTGGTTGAACTATATTTACAACTCGAAGGAATTGATAAAACATCTTATTTCGTGGGTCGTTCTCGTCTTTTTTACCCGCATTTGAGAATCCCTGACAAGGAAATCCCGCAAAGACTATCTTGATATTTCCGCGATATGGTTCAAATTCAGAATCTGGGATTTTTGTGATGTTACCCTTGACCGATGACCCCAGCCACACTGATTCTGGAAATGCTGCTTGATGTGTTTTTATAGCATCAGCATTAAATTCAGAAAAGGCTACTACATTCAATCCAGCTTGTTCAAGCCCAAGTGAATCACCGCCAGCTCCTGAAAAGAGACTGATAGCAGACATTATTGGTATTCTTATATATTTGGAACACGTATCCGTTTTCAACTAAAACGAATCTTCACGAGATTAACATAAGGATATCAACAATGAAGTTCTGTCCGGCTTGCCGTAACATGCTATATGCAATTGATGAGTCTACAAACGATGAGGGAGTCAAGTTTGCAGTTCTATCCTGTCGTAAGTGCAATTATACGGAGGCATTGAGCCGCAACAATCCAGTAGTATACGAGCATATTCTGCGTGAAGACAAGTCAGATCGTCTTGCATTGAATCCATACTTGAAGTTTGACCCTACACTCCCCAGGTTTACGGAGATTGTATGTCCAACGAAAGACTGTCCTTCAAAGCATGGTAAGAAGCCAGATGTAGTTGGAGTCAAGGTGGATGCCAAAGACATGGTTTGGATGTATCAATGTGCCAATTGTGATACCACGTGGAAGCAAAATGCACGTGCAGTATAGGTAAAACGAATCTTTAAAAAACAGAAAACATGTTTTACAGAGAGATGGGTCTCTGCTATTCAACTCCAGTCGAAACTCGACCAGTTAGAGATCATGGCAACACAGAAAGAATAGTGGAAGAGGGGGGGCCAAGTTCCCAGGAACCGTGTAAATACTGCCGTGGATTATGTTGGTGTAGTGAACCCCAAGGACACCCGTGACAAAGAAGCGGCATTTTTTCCCGAGAAAACTATGTCTTTCGACAAGAAAACTATGTCTTTCGACAAGAAAACTATGTCTTTCGAAGCACGGTAAAAAGGCTGATGTAGTTGGAGTCAAGATGGATGCCAAAGACATGGTTTGGATGTATCAATGTGCCAATTGTGATACCACGTGGAAGCAAAATGCACGTGCAGTATAATAAATGGCATTGTCATTGTGGGAAACCATTAAACATTATTTTATGGGAACTGATCTGGTTCCAAGGCCAAGTCAACCATCTATACAAGAACTATTTATCAATTTGTTCTGGTCTTTAGTCATATGGGTTGGGTTTCCATATTATTTATACTATTTATCACGGGATGTGGATAATGACCGACTCCTAAAAGCGATGGGAGCTATTGTGTCTCTAGGTTTGATCTATTATGTAATCATATATTTATTGTGGATGTATTCTGGTACTAGTATAGTATTTTTAAGATATACTTTGGGTTCACTAATTGGGTTTTCTGGACTATTATTTGTTGGACTTCTGATGTTTCTTGCTAAAAGAGGTCGTCATTACAATGAAGGTGGTAGAAGACGAGCATAAGCAGCAAGACTTCCATTATACTTCTTCGCAAACTGGTAAGACTACTGCTATAGTATTTGCAGTGTTTTTTGGGTTTATGGAAAGTGGAAATCTGGAATTTTATTTGATGATTAAAAATGGAAACTTACATGTTCACTTGATAATAATACAAAGATGGAGCAGCTTCGTGAATCATCAAAGCTTCTGCATCCTGAAGTTCTATCTGTGACTCGTCAGTCAGTTGAAGAGTCACAGAAAGGTAAGCGTGTTACGTTACCATACTATTCTAAATATGAATATACTGCTTTGCTAGGAACGCGTGCACAGCAACTAGCAGAGGGAGCTAAGCCCCTGGTAAGTTTGGAAGGATTAATTGCATCAGCACCTGACTTTCCAGTAAATCTGGCAAAGAAGGAAATTTTGGAGCAGAAGTTGCCATTTATTATTCATCGCCGTCTCCCAAACGGTATTTCGGAATATTGGTCGACAATGGAACTTTCTGTGATCTGGTAAAAAAACGTTTATAATAATAAATGGCATTCCTTGAAACTCTTGTTTCGTTTTCGGTGAGTTATCATTTGATAATTCTTGTGGCATTATATGGACTTTTGGTGGCTCGCGTAATAACTCTTGGGTTTTTCACGGTTCTTCTTATCTTGTTAGGAATATTCACAACTCTAGATTTAATTTTAAGCGGAACCTGGGTATGGGGTTCAGAGAGGACCAACAGTGTATTGATGAATTTAGTTCTCGATGTTCTAATTCTCATGTATATTACCGAGTAAGTAGAACGGATGTAATTTTGAAGACAACCGAAAAATTATCAGATTCTTAAGATAAAATGGGAACAGGTATTCTTGCATATTGGGGTCTTTTATTTCTTCTTTCCTTCCTCTTTTTTCTAGCTGTGGAATTCAGCGGTGTCACCAGTAAATTAACTGCACTAATGCGAACAGTGTTAAATGCATTAGTTGTTCTTGCAGTGACATATGCTATGGTCTTACTTCAGCAATTATAAGTTTACTCTCCGTTCATTTCGCTCTGAACATCGGCGGATGGAGGAAAGACTAGCATTTCTGGAAAGCTGGGTTGAACAAGAAGATGAGGAAGGTCATGAACAACAGTACCATTAGCAAATTGAAGATCGATACTGGTTGTGGGATCAAAACGAGCTTGATCACGACCAACTTCTAGATGAAGCCGGCGGTCGTCAGACCTAGGCCATGTAGTCCACATCATTTTTAGCAGATAGACTGAAAGCAGTCCTGCTACAAGTGCAGAAGCATGATATTTACAGCAATATAACATAACTATCCCGCCAAGAAGCAGAGCGGTTGATAGAGGGCGACCGAGTAATAGGAGAACTTCAAGTCCTTGAGGGAAGATGTTACCCATTGTAAGGACGACTGCAAAAACAGCTATGAGGACGATAGATCCTACTAAATCCTTCTTCATTATACCTTTCCGTAGAAAATGGATATAGACAATGCTATAGAACAAAAGATAGAAATGATTATTCCCATTCGTTGCGTTTCATGTAACAATGTTTTGGCGGGTAAGTGGCTTACTTACCTGAAGAAGGTAGAAGAGCTGAAGAAGAAAGATGGTCGCCCAGCTGGGGATGAGATGCAGTATCTGACACAGACGACTACGAAGACCGCTGAAGGGCGTGCACTGGATGAGCTGGGTCTAGTACGCACTTGCTGTCGCCGCCATATGCTCACTCACGTTGACCTGATTTAAAATCCTGGGAAAACACAAATGTCTTACACAGATTATTTAAGACGAAAAATAATTAACAGTCCAGTTCTTATTGATTCGAGGATGAGAATGCCCGATGCATCTTCCTTTACGTGGCGTACTAAGTTGGAAGCCACACAGATAAACCGCCGCACTGACCACGTGATTAACAATTCCCAGGATACTCCGGCTCCAAGACTTTTTAGTCCTCAAGTTTTGGGATATCCTGGTTCTGGATTTGGCGGAAGGGTTCAAGATGCATCGAGCTTTACATTGTCGCAGTCTGCCCGGTCATTACGCAATGATGTATTTTCTGGTCCTTCTGGTGAGAGACATAGGACTTCAACTAATGCAAGAGAAGGGTATTTGACTCGTCCTCCTGCTTCTCAAGTTGTTTCAGAGCTTGGTAATGCCGATGTTAGTGTTGCCGGGTTAAACATGGGTTACACTCGGCAACGTAGTGGAAGTGTTGTTAATGACAATGTAGGAGTCTGTACTGCACAGTTTCGTCCCCAGACAAAGTCATATTTTGTTGACACGATTCCAGATTTGAAGACACGTAAAATTGGAATGCAGTCAAGGAACCCAGGTGACGGTCTAGGAAGGCAGATTGTACAGAACGAGATTGACTGTGTAACTACTAATACGAGTGGTGTCGCGAAAAGTTTTGGAGTTGATGCAAATGGGGTTGGTCTACAAGACCCGAAGGCAGATATTCCGTTTAACTCATACTCTGCCACTCCCAAGAACTCTATTGGTTCGGGGCCAAACATAGTTAATAGAATGTTTATTACGAGTCCAACTGGTATTCAGACCGGAGGAGGCAATACTCCTGGTTCTCGTGCTCCAATTGTAGGGGGTGTTTCAATGGTGAGAAAGGGTTCGATTACTCACCGTGGTTGGGCATCACCTAGTAGAAATCCTTACCCTCATCCTCGTGTACCTCCTAGGGGAGCTCCAGCTCAGAAAAAGATTAATGATCCAAATCACTACAAGATTTAGACCCGTGCTCATTTTAAATTAGCGTTTTTGATATTAAGAATTATCATCTTTAGAACCATGCTCAATTTAAACATATAATGCGATGATTATATAATATGAACTATTATACTGTTCCTCAAACAGACCAAACTGCTACATCATTCCTTTTTACTATTCATGAACGTTTCTATCCTGATGGGCATATTGTTCCTACACAATTGTTGCTCTCTAAAAATCTAAATGAACTAGATAACATTCCATTCCATAATTTAAGAATAATGGCTAAAAAATTAAATATTCAAGGTAGAAGTCATATGAATAAGAATACATTATCGAATCAAATACAACAAATGATTGTATTTGAATAATGATAATTTATAATGTGCATAGGTCTAAGAAAAACGGATTACCACGTTTCCAGAATTTTTTTGACAATACAAAATGATTGTGACTCACAAGCCAACTAATGTGGTCGAGAAATTTGCAATTGCATACTCTCGAGCATCATCACAGGGATGGGATGGTCACTGTACGGTGACGTTCTCCAGACATGGGTCAACTGTTCAGTGCATCACACATGAAGACTACGGCAAGATACTTATCAGCAGCCTCTTTGTGGCGTTTATAACTCTAGTCATGATTTCATTAATTCGCAGCATCTGTTGCTGCCACAAGTAATACGCCTTTGGGCAATTTTTTCTGTAAAAATGGAATTGTTGAGTTACACTCAGCCTAAAAGTATTTAATGTCTAATGTTGATTTACGTTTCGTGGCTCAAGTCTCATGCAACACAGCTGTGGTTGTGGGCACGCTAGCCCTCTTGACGGGTTCGACCGTGTTGTACTCGGTTTCCTTTACAGGAATGATTGTCTGTTTTGTTGTCGTGGGTATTTATTCTTTCCGAAAAGAAGGAGCTTAATTGTTATACAGGGATCTATACTAAATGATCCATCTTTATTTATATTTACAACCATTTGAGTATTTTCGTTCAATGTGCAATATAGACATGTCCAAAATCCCGGCAGATAAATTAGCCGACGAATGTGACAATATTTTTCAACATCATAAAACGTCAAAACTATTTTTTGGTTATTTAGACCCCGGGTGGATGCTAGATCCTCGTCATGAGGCCAGAATACGTAATACTATTCGTAAGTTTGAAGTATATATGGTAACTTTTCATTTAGAAAGCCTACCTCATGCTTGGAAAAACGAAATCGATACAGTGTATGTTCAGAATCCTAAAGATGGAGGAGCCAAAACTGTCGACAATGGTTGTGTTGTACAAGCTGAACTTGAAACTGAAAACAGATGAGCTTTTGGAACAACTTCCGATTAACGAATGCATCATTAAAGTTGAAAAGCGAGGGGTTCTACGCAGAGGTGAAAGTTCGCGCGATAATATTCGGCGACGTTCTAAGAAAAATGAAAAGACAAGTACCACTGGATTTGGTCACAACTCCATCACAATAGTGATGATGAATGATGGAGGAGGAACAGTCCCAATGAAAGAGATTACTATCAAAATTTTCCAGAATGGTGTATTTCACCTGACTGGAATTCTACACGATAATTACGATAAGTCGTGTATCAATATCTTGCTTACGACAATTTGGGAAAGCTGCCACGATTGTATTGCAGATGCTCCTGAGATGTGGGAGATTGTGAATCGTCGTGTAGTGTTGATGAATTATACAACAGAACTGAATCCAAAGACTACAGTTGCTCGAGAAGCATTGTATAATTTAATTCGAGGTAAAGAAGGGATTGTGACATCGTATAATCCAGATGTGTATCCTGGTGTAAAGATTCAATTCATGCCTTCTAAGTGGACGGCAAAGGTTTTCCGAACTGGTAAGATTATCTTGACGGGCATTACAACACATCCTGATTGTTTACAATTTGTTGAAGAACTGACACTTCTATTAGCAAATTCACTGCCTAAAGTAAAGGAATGATAGGATTTCTAGTATGTGGGCCATCGGGAGTTGGAAAAACATCACACTTTAATACTATGCTTCAGAATGCAGGAATTAAAGAGGATATATTTTTAGTTGACCCTGACAAGCGGAAAGAAGACTCTCATGAAGAGAGGTCGCGATTAGCATATCAAACTGTAAAGAATATGATTGCTGAAAGTAAAAACTTTGGTTATACCGCCACATGCGGAGGTATTAAAGCAATAAATGAGTTGATAATGCTGATGCAACAAAATAAGTATCGTATCATTGTTGCCATAGTATATACGTCATTGCCGACTGCATTAGAACGAATCCGGAAACGTACCCATCAACCAGTTCCAGATATAGTTGTGGATGACCTCCATGCATTTTTCAAGACAAAGGCGGAAAGGTTTATGAAAATGAACGTTGAAATCTACCTGTACAATAACGAGACAGATTTCAACCTGTTGCTGAGCAAGAAGAATAAGAAGATTGTATGTCGCGATAAGGATTCCGACTTTTACTTTGATGTGTCACGATACTGTAGTTGAACTTTGCTTTGGTAATGTTAGGAAGTAATCGGTCAGAATTTTTACGTATATTAACATTCCTACAACCAGGGCTGTTAATATTACGAGCCACCAGAACAGACCATTGCCATATGTAAAGTATTTGTATGAATAGTCGCCCGTACTATCTTTTGACGATGCCGCGGCTAGTCCTCCTAGAACGACGAAGATGCTTCCGAAGGTTCCTGCCACGAGTCCTAGAGTTACGGCGTCTGCCATGTTTCTTTGTTTTACGCCTATGTTTTCGTCCAGCCATCATAGCGGGTTCTTGTTCTGGGATTAGCATCATGCGTCTGCGGTGACTTTTTATTGTACGTCCATGCCGACGTCTACCACCGATCTTGTATGGTTGTGCACCAACCAGGCCATCATATACTGCCCCTGCTTTGAGTTGGTTGGATATTCCGATAAGATTTGCATGATTTCCGGCAAAAGATACTCCGGGGATTGTTCCTCCTTCAACTGTTGGAGGAACATTTACAACAGTTCCACCACCCTTCATAGTAACGCCAGCCGCCTTTGCATGGCTAGCCTGTTGTGCAATCGAAGCAGCTGTTTTAGCTGCCGCTGCATTTAATAGACCGCCGGCAACATTTGACGTGACCCCTTTGAATTCTGGCGGAGGAGCAGTTGCAACAATTTGTCCGCTGCCATGAATCGTCATTGGTGCTGCAGAAACAACCATCTTAATGTATCACTGAGAAATAAGACAAATGACAACGTTGAGTGCAATTCAGATTCAGGCGATGGTTCGTGATATGGACGAGTCTTTCCGCAAATATCGTAACCTTAAGGAGAGCAACCCTACATTGTGGGCCGAGAAGATGAAGAATGACAACAAGAGGCTATTTGACGAGTTTCCTACAGTTTTTAACATGCATATGAATGGCAAGTTAGACCAAACATTTTTTGAAATGCTTCAACTGAAACGTAAGATGGAAAAAGGGGAGATGACGGAGGACGAGGCATCAGTAATTGTTGGTCAGAAGTTGTTCAATAAGTATGTTGATCCGGTCATTAAGAATCAGCCTGCACCCCCTACACTTTCCTATGAAGAGTATTATAAACAGAATGTGGCGAAAGCCTCTGAGAACGTGCAACGGACCGATCCCAGTTAGTACAGTCTCTTCTTTTTCTAGTAATCTGTTGTATAGGTCAGGATTAGGTGTCGGAATGAGTCCTGCTGTTAAGAAATCTCCTCTCCTCATTTATCGTCCGGGTGTTGGATTTGAACATCCAGTTTGTTGTTTAAAAGCACCATATGTGCCTCCTTTGTTTTATGGAATTCTTGACGGTGGCACGCCTCGTGCATCTGGGTCGAGAATCATTGATGGAAATGGCCGTGCATTAATTGTTGATGGAGGAAAACCTTAGGTAATCAATAAAAGATGACGGAACTAGTAACATTAAAATTCAGAAGAGGAACAACAGCTGAGTGGACTGCAACCACTAGCAAGTTGACCTCTGGTGAACCTGGGTTTGATACAACAACCGGAATCTTGAAGATCGGCAATGGTTACTCTAAATGGGTTGACCTACCGGCATTTAAGTCTGGAAGTGATGTGCTGCAAATTGGAGGGTATCCGGCAAATTCACTATTAACCCATAACGGAAGTGGTGGTATTTCTGGTTCTTCACAGCTTACTTTTGATGGAAGTAAATTGAAACTGTCATCTTCTGCCTCAGATGTTAATGCAGTAAATATTGTAAAAAATTCAGTTGGAAGCGAAGAAGATACCAAAACTGGAAAATCGGCACTAACATTTTCATTAGAAAAAAAGAATACAGGCGTTTCTACAGTTGAAGTCGAAGGTGCATTCAAACTTACTGGGCCTAACGGATATGGCATCCTTAAGTTGGATACTTTTGGAAACCTTTTGTTTACTTCAATTCTAGAAAATGGTGTAGAAAGAACTGTAGATGAAGCACTCAACAGTAATTTAAATAGACGAATTTCAGTTGATTTATCACAATTTCAAAGAATTGTCGGAGTTTCTCCGAGTAAGTTCAGTCTCGACCCTTCCATATTTTTCCAGAAAAGGCTTCTAATTGGGGGAACAAACGAAGGTGAGTACAGCATAACTAATCCATACAGTTATTTAGTGATTAAATTCACTGATTCAAAAAGTCTGAAAAGGTTTTACAGATTCACTTACACACCCTCACAGAATACAGGATTGTATACATTTAAAGGATCTGAACCCAGCGATAATGACGTAGCCTGGTGTTTAGATAATGCAAGCGGAGTTGAAGGGGGTACCATACCTGGCAGTTTGGAACAAACTAATAATGTATCCAAGTTTTTCTTTGCAAGTCTTGTTTTAGCAGGTAGCCGTAAACTAAATGTCGAAGTAACCGAATTCGAGACAACCACTGTGACAAATACAAATTTTCAACAAAACAGGTATACAACTAGTGTAGCTTTTACTGAGTTCTCTAGGTATGAAAGGGAACTTGGCGAGGGAATAAAAGAATCTGGCTTTGGACATTATGTTCTTTTTTCTGTAGAAACTGATTACGATTATACAATTAAGGGGGGATTTATATATCTATATGAGATCACTGATATAGAAAATAGTGCATTTCCCATTAATAAACTTCTTTCATCGGGCCCTACCATTTCTTACTCGGGAGATTTATCAAAGTGTTGCCTTTTAGTTGTTGCTAGCCCTGGTGCAAGTACTAGCAATCTGACATTTGAGAGAAAAGTAATCGAAGATATTTTTACATATTCTGATAACAGCAAAACAGCAATCACTGGATTACGAAATCCTAATTATGCCGGGCCCGTTGTTATACCACCTGGTATTGTGAGTATTGGTGATAATGCATTTTATAATACCGGAATAACAAGCTTAGATTTAACTGGAGCTACGGGTTTGAAAAGTATTGGTGGTCGTGCATTTCAAGGATGTATCGCGTTATCAGGAACTGTTGTTATACCATCCAGTGTTGAGAGTATTGGTAATGATGCATTTTATAATTCCAGAATAACAGGCTTAGATTTAACTGGAGCTACGGGTTTGAAAAGTATTGGTGATAGTGCATTTCAAGAATGTACCGCGTTATCAGGAACTGTTGTTATACCATCCAGTGTTGTGAGTATTGATAATGATGCATTTAATAAATCCGGAATAACAGGCTTAGATTTAACTAGAGCTACGGGTTTGACAAGTATTGGTGGGGGTGCATTTTATGAATGTACCCAGTTAACAGGAACTGTAAGAATACCACCCAGTGTTGTGAGTATTGGTAATGATGCATTTTTAAATTCCGGAATAACAGGCTTAGATTTAACTGAAGCTACGGGGTTGACAAGTATTGGTAATAATGCATTTAATGGTTGTAGGCAGTTATCAGGAACTTTAACAATACCACCCAGTGTTGTGAGTGTTGGTAATAGTGCATTTCGTAATGCTACGTTGGATAAAATAATAGTCCCGCTATTTTTATGGGATACGAGAACTGTCGTTTCCGGATGGGCAGCAGGATTTCCACAACAAAAGATAGAACTTGAAGATATTTTTAAATATTCTGATAACAGCAAAACAGTAATCACTGGATTACGAAATCCTAATTATGCCGGGCCCGTTGTTATACCATCCAGTGTTGTGAGTATTGGTGGTGGTGCATTTGCTAGTTCCGGAATAACAAGCTTAGATTTAACTGGAGCTACGGGTTTGAAAAGTATTGGTGGTAATGCATTTAAAGAATGTACCGCGTTATCAGGAACTGTTGTTATACCATCCAGTGTTGAGAGTATTGCTGGACGTGCATTTATTAGTTCCGGGATAACAAGTTTAGGTTTAACTGGAGCTACGGGTTTGACAAGTATTGGTGAGAGTGCATTTTATGGTTGTAACCAGTTAACAGGACCTTTAACAATACTATCCAGTGTTGTGAGTGTTGGTAGTTATGCATTTGGTTATTCCGGAATAACAGGCTTAGTTTTAACTGAAGCTACTGGGTTGACAAGTATTGGTTCGGCTGCATTTTATGAATGTACCAAGTTATCAGGAACTGTTGTTATACCATCCAGTGTTGAGAGTGTTGGTGGGGGTGCATTTTATAATTCCGGAATAACAGGCTTAGATTTATCTGGAGCTACGGGTTTGAAAAGTATTGGTGGTAGTGCATTTCAAGGATGTATCGCGTTATCAGGAACTGTAAGAATACCATCCAGTGTTGAGAGTGTTGGTGATCGTGCATTTTTTGATGCTACGTTGGGTAAAATAATAGTCCCGCGATTTTTATGGCTTAAGAGATTGGACAATCTTGGATGGGCAGCAGGATTTACAGGGGAGATAGAACTTGAAAATATTTTTACATATTCTGATGGCACCAAAACAATAATCACTGGATTGCGAAATCCTAATTATGCCGGACCTGTTGTTATACCATCCAGTGTTGAGAGTATTGCTGAACGTGCATTTCGTAATTCCAGAATAACAGGCTTAGATTTAACTGAAGCTACGGGTTTGAAAAGTATTGGTGAGGCTGCATTTCAAGAATGTAGCCAGTTAACAGGACCTTTAATAATACCGTCCAGTGTTGAGAGTGTTGGTAATAGTGCATTTATTAGTTCCGGAATAACAAGCTTAGATTTAACTGAAGCTACGGGTTTGAAAAGTATTGGTGATTTGGCATTTTATGCATGTACCGAGTTAACAGGAACTGTAAGAATACCATCCAGTGTTGAGAGTATTGGTGATAGTGCTTTTTTTCGAAACAGAATAACAAGCTTAGTTTTAACTGGAGCTACGGGTTTGAAACGTATTGGTTGGGGTGCATTTTATGAATGTACCGCGTTATCAGGAACTGTAAGAATACCATCCAGTGTTGAGAGTGTTGGTAATTTGGCATTTGGTAATGCTACGTTGTATAAAATAATAGTCCCAGAATTTTTGTGGGATACGAGAGGGAAGGATCCCGGATGGGCAGTAGAATTTACAGGGATGATAGAACTCGATATTTTTACATATTCTCTCGATGGTAAAACAATCACTGGATTGATTGATCCTGATTATGACGGATCTGTTGTTATACCATCCAGTGTTGAGAGTATTGGTCAACGTGCATTTTATATTACCGGAATAACAGGCTTAGATTTATCTGAAGCTACGGGTTTGACAAGTATTGGTGAAAGTGCATTTGAAGAATGTACCGCGTTATCAGGAACTTTAACAATACTATCCAGTGTTCTGAGTATTGGTAATTTTGCTTTTTTTCTAAGCGGAATAACAAGCTTATATTTAACTGAAGCTACGGGTTTGAAAAGTATTGGTGATTATGCATTTTATGATTGTACCAAGTTATCAGGAACTTTAACAATACCATCCAGTGTTGAGAGTATTGGTAATGATGCATTTTATAATTCCAGAATAACAAGCTTAGTTTTAGATGAAGCTACGGGTTTGACAAGTATTGGTGATTATGCATTTCTTCAATGTACCGGATTAACAGGAACTGTAAGAATACCACCCAGTGTTACGGGTGTTGGTATTTATGCATTTGATGGTGCTGCGTTGGATAAAATAATAGTCCCACAATTTTTATGGCTTAAGAGATTGGACAATCTTGGATGGGCAGCAGGATTTACAGGGGAGATAGAACTTGAAAATATTTTTACATATTCTGATGGCACCAAAACAGTAATCACTGGATTGATTGATCCTAATTATGCCGGACCTGTTGTTATACCATCCAGTGTTGAGAGTATTGGTGATGGTGCATTTAATAATTCCGGAATAACAAGCTTAGTTTTAACTGGAGCTACGGGTTTGACAAGTATTGGTGATGGTGCATTTTATGGTTGTAACCAGTTAACAGGA